TCTTTTGTTCATCTGCTATAAGCTTCTCTTGTTTGGCAATGTCTGCTTTTTGCTGTGCTGCTGTTTTCGCTGCTACTGCTGCTGCATCTTTAGCCGCTTCTGCTGCTGCAATTCCCGTAACACCTTTAGCTACACCCTTGATTGTTTCTGACTGCCCAAGGGTTACAACATCTAGTGTTGCGCCACCTACTTTCTTTACTACTTTTTTTAATGATTTTACAGCACTTGACATATCAACTCCTTTAAAATTAATCGCCTATTATAACACAAGTTTCATTACTTCGTTATAAGGCTCTGAACTGTTCTTGTAGTGGTCTTTTTCTGTATAGTTATAGTACACTTCTGTACCTTTTAAGAATTTTAGTATTGCTTTTAGCGTTTTGTATGAGTTAGCTTTATAGAGATATGCGATAAACATCTTACCCTCAATATACTGTATTCCGATATAACCTTTTTCTACCCATACTATCTTGTGTTTTGTGCTGAAAAAGATATCTATATTCTCATCTGTTGTGCCTGGTATAGTTCTCTTGACTAGCTCTCTAAAATATTTCTCTTCGAACTTATCTCTGTCGTATCTGAGTGCTGCATTATTTCTGTCTGAATCTTTTAGCATCTGCTGAAGCTTTAGTCTTGAATGATGTTCTGACATAAACGCTTCATACACTTGTTCTTTAGAGTAGCTGTCAAACTCTTCTTGCTCGTATTTGTTAAACTTAATCATAAGGACTCCAGTCATTTGATGTTCCTTGTTGTGTTCCGCTATTTGTTTGCAATGGCTTTCTTCTTGTATAGGTAAGTGGGAATAGTTTTGCAGCTAAATAACCTAGAGCATCAATACCTTTATTGTCATGCCCGTTCTTTTTATCTGGCATACGAGTGTTTTCATCATAGCTTTGTTGCTCTAATGCTTTTGTTAGTTTAGGACACTTAACAGTATTTACAAAACATCTTCTATCGCCTGTTGCATTTTTGAATAGTGAGTTAAGTCCGTTTACTCTGTCCATTATACCCGGATTTTTACTGTCTGCTCTTATTGTGAAACCTGCCTGTCTTAATAGCTTAATGTCTGAAGTGCTTGCTTGCACTGACTTCCTTGCATCGCCTGCCGCATCAGGATATGCAAATACTCTTCTACCTTGATATGCCGTCTCTAATGTTTCAATTAGTTCAGGAGTATCAAATAAGTCAACGAACTCACCTACTACAAATATCTTACTATCTTTTATGATACATATAACTGCTGACATTGCACCGACGTTAAAGTCTATCCCTATGTGTATATCGCTCATTCCATCGTCAATAGATGAGGTATCGTTTAGTGTTCTATCGTATTGTGTGTAAACTGTTCCGCTTGTTAAGTTGGTAAATTCTCCGTTAAGATATGCTTCAATTAGTTCAGGTGGATATTGCGACCTCATTGTGTCTATGTAGTCTTGTGGTAAATGATAATTATCAGTAGTCTTTGCTCTTATAAGTCTTTTGCCCTCCCCAGCTTCTTCGACAAAGATTCTATACATAGCACGATAACCCTCAGGAGTTGATACAATAACCATCTGCCTAATGTTACCGACACGGATACGACCAAGTAACTTGATGTAAGCATTATAAGCTAGTTCTGTTTTAGCTGTGTCGAACTCATCCATTATAACCCAAGCGGCATTTATACCAACTAGTCTTTCATATCCTTCCATTGATTTACAGATGATGCGTGTTTCTTTTCCATCTACCTGACAATAGAATATACTCTCACCTGTTTTAAACTCAAAAGGTATGCCGAAATAATCTAATGCTGTCTTTAGTTCAGGTATGAGGATTTGTGTGAGTAGTGGGAAGTTTGGCTCTGTTACTATGCCATCATGTCCGGGATTAGCAATTGCAAGAGTTATGGCTTTACGTGCAACTGCAAAGGTCTTACCTGCACCGAAGCCTGATACTAAGCCAAGTATTTTTGTTGTTGTGTCTTTTATAATAGCGAATTGATGAGGGAGTAGTTTAAGTTGTTTAGTCATCTTGCTTATCTTCTATTATCTGGACGGTTGTAATGCTTCCTGTTACTTTAGTCTCTACTTTCTCTATATAAACACCTTCCATTTTATTAAGTATTTCAAGTGCTTTTAAATCTCCTTCTATTACTCTTTCAGTAAGGAGTTTTTTTCTATCTTCTATTGATATTATCGTACTTCCTAGCTTTTGCATACGTAGTTCGTGTATCCTTGCTGAAACCTTGCTATGGTGGCGGAGTTCATAAGCATTTCGCCAAATAGTGCTTTCTTGCATATTCTCATAGCTATAATTTTCTCTATATGCAGCAGAAGCATCTCCACCATTCATTACAAACGAAACAGCAAAGCCTTCCTGTTTATCTGTTAATGTCTGAGGCTTCTTTATTGCTGCCATTTTTACCCAATTATCATTTTAAATAGTTTTACCACTTCTTGAAAGAAATAGAATATACTTGAAATTAAGATAAGTTCAAAACCTATTCCGATATAAAACATTGCATCGTTTTTCATAATGACATTATATCACAATTTTGTTTAGTCTCCACCACGGGAGCATTTGGCACTAAACCCTATATTATAGGGATTGACTTATTTCCTTTGTCTTTAATCTTCATCATCATCCTCCGCCAAATTAATAACAACTATACTTCCATCTTCCTCGTAGCAAGTCATCGTCTTTAAGTCCGCTTCATAATCGCACTCTCTGCTCGTGCAGTATTCAGTATCGTAATCCCAGTGATTGCCATAAATCATTATTACGGTTTCTTGATTGCATTTAGGGCAGTTACTCATCAAACAAACTCTCATTTTCTCTTACACTGATATACCCATTGCATACAAAACCGATAGACCGTGTTTCCCTCAACTCAAAGGTTTCATACTCGTTGTTGCTTGCCTCTCCGTTTCTCTTGCACTCTCGGCAGATTGTCAACTCTTGGTCTGGCTTGTAGCATTTGATTGGTTCTGTTTGTTGGCTCATTGTTTTCTCCTTATCTTCTTTTGTATCTGTAGTATAGCTCACTATTAATATCACTCAATTCGATTTCAAGATTAACTCTAATGTCAGAGTATGTTATATAGTCTTTTTTATTTTCCATCGTAACACACTTCTTTTTTAACTCATTCCATTTTTCAGCCCACTTCATTGCTGTGCTATCTTGACCTTTGCTATCTATGTGTCGCTTTAAAGCTTTGTTGCTTCTTGCTAATGCCTTAAAGCCCATTGATAGATAGTTTGTATTGTGTAGCTTAATTAGCTCCCTTAGCTCTATTTCTATCTCTTGTTTTCTTTTATCTAATGTGTCTTTGATTAGCTTCATTTTCTCACCTCCGCTGCTTCCATAGCTTCAATCGCTGTGTTATACCCTACGTCTTCAATCTCTCCGCCTGCCATTTGAATATAGCAAAGACGTTTCTCGTCAGTCCATATCGTGTATTTTTCGTTACTTGTGTATATTTCCATCTTTTTTCCTTTTATTAAAATAGCGTCTTACCGCATAGCCTCTAATTATTGAAGCGACTGTGTATATCAGCGTTATCTGTAAACTTACGCTGTGTGACTGCTCTACTCCGTAAAGAGGTAGAATAGTATAGCTTAGTATGTATGAAACGATAAAGCCTATAGAAGTGCTTGTGTTTGCTTCAAAAAAGCTTTCTAGTTTAGTTTGCATTAGAAGAGTGAGCCTTGTACTGCTTCTAGGCGTTTATTTGCTATTGCTACATAGTCGGCTTCTTTTTCTGTAGCACAAAAATTAATGTTTAATCTTTTAGCAACAACTCCAGTTGTGCCGCTCCCAAAAAATGGGTCAAAAACATTTTTTATATCTGCGTGTTCCATGGCGAATCTTAAACAATACTCGAATAATTTTTCAGGCTTTTGAGTTGGGTGGACACTTCCATCACATTGTATTTCAACTCTATTAAAAGTTACAATTCGTGTTGCTTTTTGAAATGATGTGAAACATAGTTCACAGTCACTCATAGTTAGCCCTCTTTGCCCTTTATCCCATACAATCCATCCTTTCGTATCGCCTTGTAATTTATTTACGAAATAGTTTGCTCCCCATATTATTTGATGTTTTGATATTCTAAAGATTTCATCAAAATATTCTTTAGGTGGTGTTTGATTATCCCATCCTTTGAAATCGTGCTTTTTTCGGTTTGCTTTAGGATTATTTTGGTTTATGCTTTCTTTTTGTCCATCAATTCCTATCCCATAAGGTGGGTCAGTTAAAACCAAATCAAAGTAATTATCAGGTACTTGCTTCATAAACTCTAGGCAGTCTATGTTGTGGATTTTATTCATTTTGTCTTGCATTTTCAAGCCTCCACTTCAAAACCGTTAATATACGGCTCTGTTAAACTATCTTCAAGATAATCTACAATATCTTTAACTCTCTGCCACTCCATAACCTTTGAGAACTCTATGTATTCAAGTTCAAAGTTTTCAAGCAACACCTCTGTAAACTCTCTGACATCATCACGGCTTAAACCAAGTGCGTCAAACGATTCATATTCGCTTTGAATGATGTTCGACACTTCTTCTTCTGTGTCTTCATCATCGTTGAGCCAAGAGAACTGTTGTTGAAGTAGCTCTATGACTTTTGTTTTTATGTCGTCTCTAAGCATTTTTATCATCCCATTTAGAACATTTTTCTACGTCTACTCTATTTGTATATCCGCTTTCTGCATTAAAATCAGAATGTATCCATATATCACCCATCGTGCTACATCCTGTTACTCTATATCTTTTTTCTTCAAAAGTACAAAATAATTTATGTTGTTCCATTATTGGCTCTATTATAATGTTCGATACTGCATCCATTCCTTTTAAGAAAAAAAAAGCTACTGCATACTTTTCATCTTCTTTACATTCTCCATAAGTTCTCTCCTCTATCCATTCGTCTATATGCTTCATCTTCAATCCTTTTCTTTTTATACCCTAATTTTATCAGCTTTGGAAGTTAAAGTCTTTGACCGCGGTCAAGAGTTTTAAAGTATTTTCTAATTCTTTCACTAACTTCATCGTGCTTTTTGTGATCGTATCTTTTCTTTTTGGTCGTCTTTACTTGTTCTTTGTATTTTGGTTTCATTTTGGCAACATCTTTTTAACTTCATAGCTTATCGCTTGCTTCGTTGCTTTCATATAACAGTTGCCTCCATTTTATATTCAGTTACTGTTGGCTTAGATGTAGCCCTACCTGTTCTATCTTGATAAGATGTCATAGGGTTACTTGATACTGTTTTGCCGTATTGGTCTAATTCTAAGTCGATAGAAAATAGGACTTCATCTTGTCTATTTTTTGAGCATATCAGTTTCCGCTTCCACTGCTGAGGATTAACATTTTTTTCTTTTTTGAGCTGATAAAAGAGTGCTATGTCAGTATCATATAGCTGGTCGCCTGAACCTTTGAATGATAGACGATTTTCTTTTATGTCACTCTCGTTCATTTGGTTGATTAAAAATACGATTATTTCTAGCTGTTGAGATATCTTTGCGAGTTCTGCCGATATGATATTAATCGCCTTAAACGTATCTTGCTCGTCTGGTACTTCTATCTTCATCTTTGAGTCAATAGCAAAAAACTTAATGCCGCTTCTAGCTCTGTTTGTAATCTCTTTGAGTATGTCTTGAAGTTTACGAGCCTTTGAATTAATCAAAAAGTTACTCCATTGATTTTCATCAGTTAGCTGTCTTGATAGTCTCGTGGATATTCTAGTATCTCCCATCTCAAAATTAAAGAACAGGACTCTGTTATATCTTGCTATGTTTGATAAAATCTCTAATACGAGAGTTGTTTTTCCTGCTCCGCTCTCTCCTGCGAACTGAATAAATGTGCCAATTTCAATGCCACCCTTGAAGTTATGGTCTAGTGCTGATATGCCCGTTTCGTATCTTGCTACTTTTGGCTTAGAATCAACTATATGTTTCAATGTCTTTGCATTTATGGTTGAGTTGATTTGCTCTTGACTCTCTATTTCGTCTATCATAGTGAGCTTATTTCGGTATAGTTGCTTCTTTAGCTTGATTGATAATTCAAAGTTATCTTCACGGTCTGCCTTGTCTATTTGATGCACAAGCGACGTGTTCTCGCTTTCAAGTATTGCTAATATGTTTTCTTTTACCATTAGTCATACCACTCTTTCGTATCTTGTATATAGTAAACAGTTTCATAGTCAAGTAGATATTTAGTTATTCTCACTGAATACTCACCCTTGTCTATCTGATGATTGACGTAGTTTTCTTTTATGTTATCTAAATTATATTTTTTAGATAGCTCTTGAATTAAACTACTAATTTCTTTAGTCTTTGTAACTTTAGATTTGTATTTAACTCTCGATAAAAGGTCTTTTAAAAAAGAGTCCACTATATTAGTTTCTTTTTTGTTTATAGGTTTATTGTTATTATAGTCTATACTTTTTACCGATTCGGTAATTTGTATAGATACGGTAAAATCACCTATTAGGTAATCATACCCACCTGTCAATCTTCCTTTATCATCCCTTGCAGCTTCACGCTTAAGCCAACCACTGGATAATAGTTGCTTCCAATATTTAGTTAATGTTTGCTCACTTATTCCCAATTGCTTGCAGATATCAGCGTTATATACGTTCCAATCGTCTGGCTTTGTAAATAAATAGAGCATTACTCTTAGCGAGCCGTTGCATAAATTTAAATCTGTGATTAGCTTGTTTGGTATTTGTGAATACTCTTTTTTAAGGTTATTTCTTAGTGTGTTCATTTTGTGCCTTATATATTTATGTATTTAGCTTCGTTCTTTTTAAGTTGCTGATAGTAGCTATTAAAAAGGTCAAACGTTGCTATTGGTTGATGAGTGATTATCTCAAGCAATTGATTGTCATAGTCTAAGCTCCACTTATTGGCTTGCATAAACTTCTGGCGGATAAAGTCTGTGTTGACTGGCTCTTTGAGTTCTCGTAGCCTATTGATAGCTTTAACGATTAGTTTGTGGAAATTGTTTGTAAACATTCCCGCTCTAAGTTCAGCGCTTAGGATTCTATTGTCGGACTGAACGAAATCAGATTCAATAATAGAAACTAAAACAGCTCGCTCTATGTTGAGTGTCATTTTTTGTAGCCTTTGTTACGGCAAATGTGTAATTTTAAGTGGTTGATTTTTAAATGCGGGTTGCTTTGCCGGGCTTCCCTCAAGCACTTAATAGGTAGCACCGCCCGGCAAGAGGAATGCTACTTATTAAAAGCTTAATTTTGGCGGCGGAAGAAAGATATTATCTCTCAATCGCTGTTGGTATTATAGCCAAATAGATTACATTTGCCGTGTAATCTCTTACTATTTATCGCTTCAAGTTCTTTACAAACAAGTAGCATATTTTAGAGCGTCATCCATTTTTATTCATAAACATTATAACATAAAAGAGTTGATATAAGTTTAAATATTATCTTTTATTGAAATGTACTGTATTCCTTTTTCTAAAAGAAAATATTTATAGTGAGCAAGAAGCGGGTCGCAAGCAAACCCTCCTAAATTACTAAAATATCCCATTGGTCTAATCCTCTCAAACTCTTGTTTTAAATCTGAATAATGTTTATAAAATTCTTCCATCTCTTCTTCTGTTGCATCTTTTAGTTTTATGTGTTTCAGTTTAGGCTCATTTCCGAATGACATTGTTTCAGCACTCCACCCATCCCATTTATTACTTATCGCCATCTCACACCTCCAATCTATACTCAGCAATATAACTGCCATTTGTCGGTATTAGTTTAGATACTGTTTCATATCCTGCACGCTTTAAGTCGCTTATGCGTGAGCGTAAATTCATACCCCATCCATGTTGAGCGGCTTGTAAGCAAGTTAGGCTTGCACCTGTTTTCAAAAACTCTAATATGTTTGAGTTTTGCGAATCTTGTTTGAAGCTTTTTATAGTTCCTTGCATTGTTAGTCCTTTACTATTTTTAGAGAAAATACTCTATTTTCATCACCATCAACATAATCGAGGGCATCCTCCCTGCTGTTAAATACAGGCAAAGCTCCTATTTGGTTGTTAGCCCATTTCAGCGTTAGCTTTTGTGGGTATCCTAGCACTTCAACTTGAAGAGTCTCTTTTAGTGATAAGCATCCGTAAATTTCTTCCATCGTTAGTCCTCACTTTCTCTATAATCAAGTTCCCAAGCCAAAGCAGCGTTAGGCTCAACTTTGACGTATGCTCGTCTTATGCCGAGTCTTTTAAAAAAGAGTTTCATTGTTTATTTCTCAATCTCTTTTAAAACTTCCAAAGCCTCAGCGATGTAAGATTTTTTCTCTTTGCCGTATAGCCTCTTTGCTTTTTCGAGTGCAGCGTCACGCATAAAGGTTGTTGGCTTCTCTCCGTGTTTTCTTGCTACCGTGTCGATAAAGTCTTTCTCTTCTTGTAAGCATTTAACTAGATAGACTTTGTCTCTCTTTACTTTTGCCATTTTCTGCCTTTTTATTAATTAGATTTAAAATCTTACACTATCTAAACTTAAAATAAAGTTATAACAAAAGATATATCGTTTTAAGCTATAATTTAGTTAGATGATGCAATAATTTCTAACTTCAAAAAAAGGAATGGATATGGAAAAGTACGAACACGACCTCAATAAGTTTGAGAAAAAACAAGAGGATATGAGAATATCTTTTGAACTTTTAGTTGATAAACTTGATGGAGATTTTGTGCAACTTAGTAATATGATTGACAAAATTAAGAAGCAAGCGTCTAATTATGATGGGTACGATTTTACGGAAGATATGAAAATTTTAATTGAGGATATGATATGAAAGAATTATTAAAAGCAAAATCAGAGTTTAGAAAACAAGGCGTTACGCTTATAGCCGATAAGGTTAAAAGCGGGGGCGGTGGCTCTTGGAACTTTGCAAGTGAGGATAATGTAATAAAGACAATTCAAGCTCCTTTGTCAGATTGCGGACTAGAGATAATATCTACAATGGATGAGGATAGTGTTCACGTTACATTATACCACGTTGCAAGTGGAGAGAGTATTTTATCTTCAATTAAATTACCTCCGGTTACTCCGAGAAAAGACAAAAACGGCGTAGAGATGTACCTTGATGCTGAAATTGAAAGAGGAAAGCAGTTCGGATATTGGAGCAGAACTTTAACTATTAGAATCTTAGGGCTTTCTGATATTGACCCAGAAGATATGAGTAATCGCCCTGTTGATATGAGTGATGATACGATGGAGATAAGAGAGTCGCTTAATGTTCTGATAGATAGTGCTAAAGATGTAAAGGCTACTGTCGAATGGATATTAACAACCTACAAAGTAGAAAATTTTTCTGACTTAAATGGCGAGCAGCTGAAGCACGTTATTAATATTCTAAGCCAAAAGAAAAAAAATGCAGATACTAACTCTTGAACAAGGTAGCGAGGAATGGCATAGGGCTAGATTAGGAGTTGCTACTGCCTCACGCTTTAAAGACATAATTACTCCAGCAAAGGGAGATAAGTCGGCAAGCTATAAGGGCTATATGTATGAACTTATAGCCGAGAAATTAATCAAAGGCAAGGAAGACTTTTTTAAATCTGAATGGATGGAACGAGGCAACGAGATAGAGCCACTTGCAAGAGCTTCTTATGAATTTATCCACGAAGTAGAAGTTAAACAAGTCGGCATTATGCTAAACGATGAGGGAACTGTCGGTGCGAGTCCCGACGGTCTTATCGGAGACGATGGAGGCTTGGAAATTAAATGCCCTAAGCCGAGTACGGTTGTTAAATATATGCTTGATGGCGGGCTTCCTTTGGAATATAAACCGCAAGTTATGGGTAGCCTTTGGATTAGTGGGCGTGAGTGGTGGGATTTTCTAGCTTTTCATCCGTCAATGGACTTTTATCAAATAAGAGTTTATCGTGATGAGGATTATATTAAAAAAATGAATCAGCACATCACGGACTTTGTTGATGAGATGCAAATAAACTACGATAAGATATTGAGTAGAAAATGAAAATAACGCTTAAAAAAATAGGCTATTCTGCTACTCCTTATTCAGAGGCAGACTTAGAGAAGTGGAATAAACTTAGTGATGCGGTATATGAAGTTGATATTAAAAACTTAGATATGCGTACCGTTAAACAAAATGCAGCGATACATCTTTGGTGTACTCAAATTGCAAAAGTGTTAAATGCAAATAACTTGTATATGTCGGGTA